AGGCGGAGTAAAAGAAAGACGCTATAAACGCGGGCAGAAAAACGGTGATCGGCATGATGTTATTGGCTGATCGACATGATGTTATTAGCCAATACTCAACAGGAACTTGCAGAACCAGTTTACGCAGAGCACTTTCAATATCCTTGATATCAGCCAGAACAGCGGTATGGAATACATCAACCTTGCGGGTATCAACAGGCTTTTGACCTTCGGCGGTAGCGTCAAAGTGCTTAACCAGACCCTTGGGCTTGTTGGAACCATCACCACTCAGCAGAGCCAGAGCAGATTGAGCGGCGATACGCTTAAGCGCATCATTTTGCAGGAAGGAATAAGCATCAAAGAAGCTATCAGCGGCGACGTTCTTATCAACACGAGGGCTCGCGGTCAGAGTCCCAGCGGTAGCTTTCAGGTCTACCAGAACAGCAGCGCTTGAGTCATATTCGCCTTCCCAAGAAGCAACGGTGCCACCTTGAGTAACTTTCTTGGAATAGCTACTTCCGCCAGCGGTTTCAACACCGAAATGAGCAACCAGTGCGGATTGCTTCATGATGCGTTCGGTCAGGAACTTAGCTACTTCGGCTACGATGGTATCGCCACCACTACCGAAAGCGGCACCAGCAGCGGATTTAACCTTTAGCTTACCACCCTTGATGATCTCGCCAGAGTAAGACTTCATAGCGGTCTTGAATGATTTTCGAGCGGCTTTTACTTCCTGCTCAACTTCATCTTCACTACCTTCAGCTTTCCGGCGCTTCATTTCTTCAACTTCATCTTCCAGAGCTTTGGCTTTTATTTCTTGTTCTTCCAAAGCGGCGACGATTACTTCGTTTTGTTCTACCAGAGCAGCAACCTGTTCAAGTGCTTCAACAAGAGCAACTTCGTCGATTACTTCATCTTCTTTTACAGACTTGCGGGATTTCAGTTTTGCCAATGCAGACATTTTGTATTTCCTTTTATTATTTAAAAATAGGATAGAGAGGAAAGAACCATTTCTTCCCAATCTCTAAAGTTATTTAGGGGTGCTAAAATTAGCGGTTTACAATTTGCTTGAGGCGCTTGGAGAATGCGGAGATATCAGACTTGGAGAAAATAGATTCCTCTTCCTCTTCTTTAACTACTTCAACCGGTTCCTCATGTTGGTTCTTCTTCTTAAATCTGGATTTGATATCAATTAAAAGGCTCGATTCATTGCATGGAAAAGTTACAACACTGATTTCAACGACATGAACAGCAAGGAGGTAATTAATACCATCACGGTCTTCTTCTTGTAAGGTTTCATACTGAATTGAGAATGAATCAAGGTCACCTGCTTTGAGGTTCTGATAAATGGTCTTACCCAATTCAGTTTCGAGATTGATTTTCCCTTTAAGCAATAGACCGGTATCGTCTGCTTCCATCGAGATCCATTTGCCCACTACCTGATTATCTTCATGGTTGAATAGGAAGCGCGGCATAGTTCCATGTTCTTTGTGATAATCGATACTGAAATCAAATGCTCCTGGAACAGTAATATCCCCCGCATGATCCAAATAGTTATAGACATTTCCGTAGCACGTAAATTCGCCAATATCGGAGATAGCAAATTGACTTAGGTCAATCCGATTACTCACGCTTTTAATCTTACGTTTTTCACTCATTTGTTATTTCTCTCTGTTGTTCCTCTTGCTGCCCAAAGGAATTATTATTTGATTCGATTACAAACCGTTCTTCAAGTCCCTCTGATTCCATATCAGCGGTTGCCCGTGTTTCAATATTAGAAACCAGACCCAGCTTGAACATTTCCATTCCCAGCTTTACGCGAGTCTCATAGTTTGAGTTGAGGAAATCTTTCTCTTGATAGTCGATGATGTATTCATAATTCAGTTTGTTATGAATAGCGTTTTCGATTGACTTGATGATTGGATTGATCGTGATAGACAAAAAGCCTTGACGGATTTCATTCATGTCTTTAAATGAACTATCACCGGTTCCGCCCAGTAATTGCAAAGGGACACCCATCAACATTGCTATTTGTTCAACGCTCAATTCCATTGACTCTGTAAGTTGGGTATCTTTCATATTGAACGGGTTCGGTGTGAAAGTTGCACCCTTGTCCAAGATTACGATATTACCTCTACTTTCATCACTACCCTGTGAGTTAACCCGAGCATCAAGCCGGTTATAAGTGTCTTCTTTAATCTTATCTTCATACTGGATAAAGCCAGCATTTTTAGGGCCTCGTTTATGATTTTCAGAAGCGGATTTAATACCATTTAAACTTAAGTTGAATATTTCCTTTGAGTTTTTAAGGATGTTAACAACGCGACTATCAAGACTGACACCTGTCAAACGAACGATCTCTTCTGAGATGATTCTCTTATTTTGGTTATCCACACCCCCATATTTCCATTTACCGTTACCATCTTGGGTTCTGGTAACATTACCGGTAGGAATACACTCTATTGACCTTAGACGACCACCAATCCCATTTTTAGCGCCTATCATCTTGATTTGAAGATAAGCTTCACTGTGACAAACCAGATTAGCCGCGATCTTAGAACTAAGTTGACTGATCGTTTCATCATCATTTGGCTTTCTTACCAGAACCGAAACACCATCAGGTAGCTTTTCCGAAAATTCATTATATTTCTTCCCCTCATATTTACATTCAATTGGAAGTGAACTAACGGTATTACAGATGATTTTCAAACATGCAAGGGCTGTTGGTTCTTGCAAATAATTAGGTTGATAATCACCAAAGCTTGATATGTTGAACGGTCCCACATTACCGACATACGGCGATGAATCAGCACTCTTCTTATTAAAGTGCTGACCCAAGTTTTTATTTAACATTTTAGGGAATCTCCATAGTAGAACTTATTCTCTACTTATTTAGATCCAGTAAAAATCACCGTATTGTAGGAGTAGAATCGATTACAGGGACAAGACTGATTGCGATCATCGTTGCAATAAGAGGATCGATTTTTAGAGCGTTATTGTTAGTAGGTTTATGAACCCACATATCACCCTTCAATCCTTCCTTTACCCGTCCATTTTGGAGCGCCCAAGCTAATAGGACGTCATCCTTGTGAAACTTGAACCCACCTATAAAGGCAGAGCGTAGGAGACGACTGGCTGCGTTTGAGAGGTCATAGCCTTGTGAAACGATTATCAGTTCATCTGAATATTGGTCGTAATGTTTCTTACCAAAGTCCACACCACCGGCGGCTGGGTCTATTCCGCATTTATCCAAATCGAAATGACGACTTAGAGATTCAATATAGTTATGGATATTCTCCAAATTGGTATGATTCCCATCAGTCAATTCTAAGTGTCCTGTGCTCACCGCCTTAGCGTATATTGCCTTGACACTATCTTGTGTCTTATCAAAAGTTACTCTTGGTAAGAAACTCTTCGTGAAAGCGTGGAACTCTCCATCTTGTGGAATCAAAATAGATACAGTAGACAGGTCATTGGTTTGTGCTAAATCCACCCCAAGGAATGCTTCTGTTCCTTCTTCGTAGTCTTCAAGGGTCTTGCTGAAACCAATAGGACACTTCTCTATGAGTTCTGAATCAATGAATCCATTCTCGTTGTATGCATGCCAACGGTTCAGGCGTTTAGTCTCAAAAGCAGCCATAGCAGCCGGAGACATTTGAGCGCCAAGGTAATCAGTCTTTAGAAGAGTTGGGACGACCGCATGACCATATGAAGGACTTGCTTGTTCCCATGCAATCGGATCATCTGCACTTCTGTTTTCGTCGGCTTCAAAGATATGAACAAAATACCGGTCGTTCTTCTTGATACCATCCATTAGTTCACAACAGTAGTCATAAACTTGACGGCAATATGAGAATACATCAGTCCCAGCGGTGGTTATCATATACAACAAAGGTTCGGCAGTTCCTGAGCCCTGTGAAGATTCAATTACATCATGAACAGTTGAGTCTGGATGCGAATGAATCTCATCTAGTATTCCACAAAGGATCCTCTTACCATCCAGGTTTTTTGCTACTGAGGATGTAGCCATGATCCGCCCTTTCGTGGGCTTGTATTCTATGTGACGGGCCATCACCTTAAAGCGCTTCTTAATGCTCTTAGAGCCTGTTTGTATCTGGTGCTTGATATCCTCAAAGACGATACTCGCCTGCTCTCTGGTGGCGGCTGATGATGTGCATAGCGGGCTGCCATCTTCATTCAGGAACAACATGCAGATCGTTATGATTGCCGCCATCTGGCTCTTACCATTCCCCCGCGCCAGAAAGCTGAATGCTTTTTTATATTTCCTCAACCCATGGAGTTCTGGATCCTCGTGCTTATCGTTATACTTGAGCGCAAACAGATTCATGAAGTGCCATATCTGCCAAGGGAGCAAGTAGATAGGAGATCCCGATATAGGGCCTATACGGTGCTTTAGAGAGTTGGCAACCATGATAACAACCTCAAGGTCATCATAATCAATATATAAATCGGGTCGCTTTAGATCCTCTATAAATCTCTCTACTGCTTGTTTTTCACGTTTGCTGGAATGACGAATACCAGTTAGAACTTGATGAACATATACAAAAGCAGATTGCCAACCTTGGAAATATGGACTGTTTATCGGGGTTCCACGATAATCAACTAAGTCTGGTTCATTCTCTATAAAGTTAAACTGTTCCACCCCCTTGTTTTCGTCATACTTAAACATTACTTCTTACCTCGTTTCTTAATCAGATTGGATAATGGATCATCTTCGTCATCCCCTTCTTCATCCGGTGTTGATAGTTCATCCCCAGCCTTAGCAGATAAACCAAGGATTACAGCGTATTTGGCAATTTGAATAGTTGTCTGGTTGAATACCTTACATTGCGGGTTTTCTTTATGGACTTCTCCATGATTCGTTGTAGAAGTGAGAACCACCCCGTCATCTACCATACTCATCATTGCCCATTGATTTAAGAACACCTGGTTAGCATATGTCGCGATGATGGGTAACTCGGAAGGACTAACATCACGCTGTTTCTTCAGAACGTTTAAAACCTTCTTGTATATTGGGTCAACATCAGGATGTAGATGAAAAAGCATGATCGGAACGTTAGTTGTTTTCCTTGCTGCCACACTTCACCTCTCTTAAGATATCGACAATAAGAACCTGATCATCTACTGGACGACCGGCAATATCGATAACGTTGATTGACGAATCATCAATAATGACTCGATATAGTTTCTCTTCCAGAATAACAACGTGGTTAATAACCTTTGAGTATTCCAGATTGAATTTAACTGATTGCTTGCGCAATAATTCGCGCTTTAATTTCCTTGATTGTTTCCAGTGTGTCACGGCGAGGTGCATTGATTTCCAACCAGAGGAAAGTTTCCCTCGTAGGCTTTTCATTTCTTAATCTCCTTTGTAGTTCGGCAGTTTTCTTATTGTGGCAACTATGGCAACAACAAATTAAATTGGATGGGTCGAGCGCGTAATCATCGGCTAATGGATAACGAATCTCCCACCAGTGATCGACAACATCAGTTGTATCGTTATTACAAACTTCACAAATAGGTTTCTCAGCTCGTAGTATTTTGGACATTCGAACCCATTTACCGGTCTTGTAAAACTTATTACTTTCGAAAACTCTTTTGATTTTTGGTGGCTTGTCAAATGTGTGGAGAGCGCAATACGTCTGGCCTTCCGTGATGTTGGCGCACCAAGAATGTTTGCACTTCTTTTTCATTTTAAATTCTCTGGACGGGTTCGAAATATAGTTCGAAAAAAACTATTTCAAAACTCCATTTTCATACAAATAGGGGCAATGGGGGTCTCATTACCGTCATATATTAGATATTTACACCCCCCTATCAATTTTAAATGGAAATACGTATCACCCTACAGGGTATCGTTAGGATTGCTTAGAGAGCGTTACAGGAGCTTATAGAGCTGGTTATTTTTATCTTGGAATACAGTCACAAGCTATGAGCCCAATCGAAAAATAAATTTCCTATGGTTCTTTAAGGTATCTTCAAAAGATTCTTCTTTCTTCTCTGCTTTTACTTGCTTGATATAACAGCATGTAAGGAACTGGATTATTTCACCTTCTACTAATACTCGCTGTTCGTCTGTAAGGAACTGGTGATTGGAAACATAATGCTTTGCTTCATTTACTGCTGTTATAAAATTGTCTTGTGTGTTCACTTTCTTTATTCCTTATTCATGGTGAGTTGTTTCTTACATAGTTATTTAGGGGACGTTTAAATCCCCTTTCGTTAGTCTTTATTTCTATTACCTATTGCTCGAATGATTTCAATCAGCAACGATAACCAGTTACCGCTGTTCCATGAGACCACCATCAAGCAACCCCATAAACGACACACGCACCAATACCAGCAGCAACGATAACCAAAGCTGGATACTTGATTGCAGGATGCAGCGGAGAGGCTTGGATTTTTGAGAACATTATTTTCAAACCGCTTACCATTTCTTTTTCCTCGTTCTGGGAAAGAACTATTCATTCCCTTCGTTATTATTTACCTGCTTGGATAATGAGCAGTTGAACCAGTCCTAAGCGTCTGTAACACCCTCTCAGCGCGGTTTCTTGTTTGCCGATACCACTTACTATCCTTTCCATTCCCATAAGCTAATGACCATTCCTGGTGACGTATAGCAGCCCACATATTCCTAAAGCCGGAAACACCATTAGCTCCGAGCTGGAATACCATGTTTTCAATTGCGCTTTGTCTTACAGGGTCAAGCTTCACATAAGCGTCATAGAACGAGCTATAACGAATTCCACGACGAACTACGGCTAGGTCATACCCGAACAACATGGAACACTCAGAATCGGTTATACGTCCATTGGTAGAGCGTCCCAGTTCGCTGTCTAATAGCTTGGTAGCTAATTCGATAGATATCTTTTGGCGCTTGATTAGATGACCTATACCAATGGTGGGATAACCTTCTGTGTCAAAATAGATAGAAAGTTCTTTACCCTCGTCTATGGAGAGCTGTTTTTCGATTGATAGCATTTCATTTTCCTAAATACGTTAGAGCGAGCGATGTTGCTTGATGTATTTAAGGAATTTGGAAATGAGCGAATGGAAGGGATTACCTGATGGGTTTGAACCTATTCAGGGGACACACTATGGATTTATCTACCACATACGAAACAACGTCACAGGGAAGCGGTATATCGGTTCTAAGCAGTTCTTTTCTCATGTTAAGGAAACCCGCAAGAGTGATCCGAAGTTCGGGAAGAAGGTATACAAGCCTTCTAAATGGGAATCCTACAAAAGCAGTAACGAAAAAGTTGCTGGATGGGCTGATGAAGATATTACGAAGACAATTTTGATGATATGTGGCGGGAAGTTTGAGTTGCAGTATGCGGAGTGCAAGGCGCTTATAGATAGCAAGGCGTTACTTGATGACAATTTCGAAAACTACATGCTGTCTTCGTTCATGTTGGGGCGTCCGCCTGCAAGTATGAGGTTTGATAGTTTAGAAGAGAAATATACCAACGCTAAATAATATTAGAATGGCTGATTAGACACGGCATTCCTTATGAAAATTGAAACGTATGAAAAAAGCCCCTTCCGTAATGGTTGGGGCTTTGTTGTTATCTAAATTTGACAACCTCATATGAATCTTGACTGTTATGTTCGCACCGGATAAAGTGTATGAGCACAAAGCGGTAGATAGTTTTGTGATGTAATAAAAACCTTCATCCATTAGAATAAACGGGTTGTATATGAAAAACAAACTATATGATGCGAGTAAAATTTATGAAATGATTCGCGACTACTACATAAATCTATTCCCACACCATGCAAATTATGAAATCTCCCTCCAAAATAAAAATATTTTCTCAGAGATACTAACTGAATATAATTATAAGAAAGCGTTTCCTGTAGCTGTAAAAATTAATAATGAGAACTTTATTCTTGCACGCAGCTACTCTGTAGAGAGAGTAATTGAAGATATGGTTAAATTGTCACGAGACCAACAAGAAAAAATAATTAACTATGTCGATAATATATTCGCTGATGATTTTGAAAATTTGATGAGTGATATCATTGCCATGCATCAATGGCTTGTTCAGGATGGATATATTTCCAAAAGTTCGGCAGGCAAAGAAAAACTCTATATGACAACTAAATTTCTTAATCAAAAATCTTTAACGATATAAAAACTTATGCCCTCTTCCATTTTGGTTGAGGGCTTTTTGTATTCACAGAAACCATGGCTAACCGGCACGAATATACCGTATTGCTTTTCTTATCATCCATACCAACAAAGAGCCTAATAGAAACATGAGCAGGAACATAGGTATCCCAACTACATAAGAAAAAATGATTTCATTCCTTACTATTGAAATTTGATTGTCAATTTCATTTTTGAGTTCGGATAACATTTGAGAGCCTTCAGGCCCGACCGTGAACTCAACTTGAGCAACACCACCAGGAATACCACAAAGACCAGCAATATAGTTATTATCCTCTCCATCAAGCCATAACTCATTGCATCCAAGGGGATTTAGAAGTCTGGCATCCTCATCATTACTCCCAAATATAATGGATATTTCCTGTCCAGTTTTTGCCCTCAACTGATCGAGAGGTGAGCCGGAGCTTGCATCAGTTCCAACGTAAGGTTTGACAGATACAATACGTGCACCTTGAAGGAATCTTCGATTGCTAGATACATATGTGCGAGGAAACGAATTATTTTTGTATGACCTGGTATTAACATTAAACCATGCAACTTCTTTATTTCTAAGAGACTTATCCCAAGGTCCACCCAACCCATCTGTCTGGCTACAACGCTCGCCAACCATTGTGTTGTAACACAAGAATGTAACGTATTTTTCAGGATCAATAGTAACTCTCGTAAAAATAGCACCGGCTATTAGTAAGGGTATGGTTAATATAATAAGTAAGCGTCGATATTGTGCCCATGTCATTTGTATTACCTCACTTTATAATCTCTTCATCTACTTTGACGGATAGATCAAAGTCCTCAATAGACATCCAATCTTCCTTCTCAATGTCTTCTATAGTCCAAGTCCATTTGGCCGATACGAATAGCAGGTAAACAAACTTATGGTATTTTTTATTAAACTCCACCAGAGATAGGTCACTCCCAGGGTTAACCCTTTTGATAATTGTATGGGAACTTCTGTTTCTTATACGGCGGAACTGTTTGCCAAAATCATCAGGAACAATAACTTGGTAGGTGGATATGTGATTCTCTCCTTTGGGGGCTTGTCCGTTTTCGATAGCATTAACTCTCTGAGCTAGTATTCGTCTAACTTCCTTGTTTAAAAAATCGCTTACAACTTCACCATTCATCTGACTTGTATCAAGTCGATTCATCTGAATACATCCAACATAGAATTCATACAGATGACTCAGAAATCTTGCATAGGCATCATGCGAGCGGATAATTGTGAGCTTGTCGCGCCTTCCTAATATGTTCATAGTAGAGTAGCGAACAAAGCTATCAAAGCTCTCCCTACATAGCAGGTATTCATGGGCAAGCGTAATTGCTAACGCTCTATCGGTATCGTCACCCATCTGGAACTTACTCATGCAGTGTCTCCGGTCATATGTCTGATGACTCTATCACTGTGTATTCAAAGTTGGAACTGAGCAGCCCTGATGATGCGTCAGCAGTCTTTACCTGTCATGGAACATCAGTGACCACGGCTTCACCCCTATCGGTGGGTAGCCGTTGCGAGGTGAGCTATAAGGTGGAAGAGATAACGAAGCTGGTTTGTGGGTGATACATGGGGTCGAGTTCGTCGAGAGCGGATCTGATGGCTTGTTCGATGTTCATCGTGGTGTCCTGTAGTGGTAAGTGATACAGGTATTTGTGCAAGATTGCGAAGAATGGATATGACGCTTATCCACTTCAAAAAATGACACTATTTTGATAATGACACTATAAAAAATGACACTATTACCTTGTAGACCCTTGATATGACTGGGCTGAGAGACAATAAAATATAGTAATCAACAAACCAAAACTAGTCCGAGTCGCTACGCTCCCGCTCCCCAATTCTAATATGACTTAGAAGAGATAGACTATTGACGCCCAACGGGCGGCATCGCCGCAGGCGTGGATGAAACAACATAAACAAAGATAATTGGTAGAGATTGATATTGATTACATGCTTCGCATGGTTCGCTTCGCTCACGATTCTAATATTTCTTCTTTAATATTAGTTTCAATTGCAATCAAAGTATAGATTCTCTTATAGTATACTTATAGAAGATCTATACTTAGACAAACATAATAGTGAGCGAAGCGAACCATGCGAAGCATGATCAACCTCTACCTATTGATCTTGTTCAGGGTGTTATCATTGACTCGGTTCGCTACGCTCCCTCGGTGTCGGCTACGCCGCCAATAGACTACTTTCTAAGATGGTTTTTAAAACAATATTAGATGATGGTATGATGATCATATCTACGAAGAAAACGAAGTTTCAGATAGAACAATCTGAGTCAAAATTAATAACCTTCTACTTCGAAACAAGAATTTATAAAATTCGGTAAACCATATAAAAATTTAATATTTCCGAACAATATTCGATTTTGGATTTTATGATGTTTTCAATAAAACAATTAAAATCAATGACTTATTAGATTTGAATTCAAAAACGTATGTCAAGAATAATTCCGAATAATATTCGATTTCGGTTTTCGTTATACTATTCGAATTTTATCCATATTTTATCAATGCTCTAAAACTTCAGAAAGAAGTCTCAAAGTCTTTCGACTACTTCCACTAACTCTTAGCATTGCCCTATCGGCTACGGATTAAAGTATTCCGTTCATTGCCGATAAACTATTAAGTCCAAAATAATAACTACTAAATAACTATGTAGAGCACTTCAGCTCACCCTCTAAAATCAAAATAATCAGATATCCCCGAAAGGTGCTTACCTTCCTTGACACAAGTTATGGATGATTGCAACCACCATAACACTTTCGGGTTTATCGCTTCCGTTGCAAGAAGGATTACGACGATTTACCAAATTCCAAGGAAAAGTAAATGCAATTCTATGTCAACCACTCCGTTAATGTAATCAATCCAGAATTCACCAAAATTGAAACGAAATCAGTAAAAATACAATTTGAAAATCGCAATGTAAAAATGCAACTTGCATCTTTGAAAGAGATCAATAGGCATCTGAACAAGTGTGGACTTCAAGCAGCGACTACTAATGGTAAAGCCATGAAACGTAATATCAAGCTTGCTATGGAAGCTCATAACGATGTGGCAGCGTTTGACCCCGACAAAGATATGTATTTCTTTCTCGATGAAGAGAAAGTTCAGCTCGTATTGCTTCAACTTTTGTATATAAACCAACATAAGAAGAAAGAACTCGTTCATGCTCTAACTGTGATCACTAAAACTGATTTCGGTATGAATACCAAAGTTTCTTTCAAATCACAATTCAACACCACAAATGGAAATACCAAATCAATGGAACTCAAAACTAACTTAATCAATCTTGAAACCCGTGGGCGCAAGCTCGTCAAAACCCCTAAGCTGACAGTAGACGCTACCCAAGAGCAAATCGTTGCCAAGATCAACGAAATCCAAGAAGTAACCAATCACAACGCGATGGTCGCCGAACAAGAGCGCATCGAAGATATGCAGCGCATATATGCAGAGAAGAAGAAGGAATACGAAACTATCCAAGGTCTTCTGGTTAAAGCTACTAAGCAGCAAGGTTTCGCTAAAGAAGAGTTGGCAAATATGGAACTCGATATGCTTAGTATGGGGTTAGCACAATGAACCCCTTACAATGGACTACCACTAAATGCCTAACGTTCCTGGTGCTGTTCTTGCTCACTATGCCGATCTTCCTATTGCTGATTGCTTAGATCCGCCAAAATCGTTTAGAAAATGCCCTTACAATGGGCTCATGACCACTACCGGTCATCTACCACAATGGAAAATTGAAATGAAAATCGACCAACTTTTTAAACGCACTAACAAAATTTATGATGAAGCCCCGACCCATCGAGTTCATTGGATCATCGGTGATATGCATCCTCTGTTTATGGAATATGTTGATAAAACTGCAAGGATGACAGAGGAAGATATCGAAAACGGAACTTGGGTTGATCCCTACAATGAACCATTCTTTGGTATTAATGTTGAAATCGTGGACGACAATACATCGTTCTATCTAACGGACGGTAAAGACTGGAAAATGTCAATTTAAGGAAGTTCGAACAGGGATATGACTGCTTGGATTTCAGCAGTCCAAATCGCTTTTTAAAACTCCGAAACACGCCGGATTAGCGTGTTTACAAAACGAGTATGGAATTGAAGAAATAGGTGAATCCAAAAATGGATTGTCCTCTTATATTAGTTATCAGAACAAGTATGAAAACCAAACACCCTGATTTTCAGGGTGTATCAAAACAAGGTAAAAACGGCGGAACATACCTAACCGATACGTCAAATTGACGTATCGACTATTAAACGGCGTTTTTAGACACCACTAAATAAGTATGTAGAGAGAAAGAAATGATTCTTCTCCTAACAAGAACCGCCCATCGGTTCACAATTTCAAAAAGCCGCTATCTGGTTGGTTAACAAAAATCTGGTTTGGAAGACTTGAACGAGTTTTGCAATAGCGGTTTTTGATTGTTCATTTCGACATGGGACAAACCAGATAGCAATTAACCAACCAAATAGAGGTTTTTAAAATGAATACTCAAGTTGCACAATATAACGCCATGCCTTCCTTCTTAGTTAACAGTAAGCCGCTCACAATGAGTTCGCTTAAAATCGCGGAGTTCACTGGTAAAAATCATTTTGATGTTATGCGTGATATACGTAAAATTGAAGAGCAATTAGGAGACAGCAAATTTGCTTTATCCTCTTACAGGAGCCATCAGAATAAAGAACTTCCGATGTATGAACTCGACGAAGAACAAAGCATCTGCTTGGTATCCGGATACGACGTAAAGATTCGTATGGCCATCATCAAGGAATGGAAAGCTCTTAAAGAAGCTCACGATCCACTTGCAATCATGGGAACGATGAACAGTAACCAAATCACTCTGTTTGCTCGAACTGCCGTTGAGCTTGCGAAAGAAGTTAAGCAGAAAGAAAAAGCTCTTGAGCAGATTGAAGAACAGAAACCGAAAGTTGAATTTTATGATGAGGTTGTTGATTCTACTGGTTATGTAGACTGGAACGAAGCAGCCAAGCAATTGGGCTATGGTCGAAATACTATGCTGGAAACTCTTCGTCGTGCTCAAATCCTTCAAGGCAACAACGGTAAGAGAAATAGCCGGAACTCAAGTAAGAAGAACATGCCCTATCAATACACAATCGACCAAGGCTACTTCGTTGTTAAGATGGTTGATACTGGCTTTGGTTTCAAATCACAAACCTTCGTCACTGGTAAGGGTATGGCTTGGTTGCAGAAGAAGATGAAACAGCTTGAGGTTCTCCACTAATGCAAAACCAGTTTGATGAAAAATTACCCAATCAAGCCGACTTGGAAGAACTTCGGAAAGCTTTAAAAGACCATCCGGCTCGCGTCATACACGATAAGCCAAAAGAATGATTTTCCTTGTGGTGAGGAATGGGGACAACTCTTAACGGGGTTGTCCTTTTTTGTATCTGCGATATGATGATTTCGAATCCCACTAACGAGAATTCATAATGACCAAGACAGAGCAACAACAAGCCGCCATAGAAGTCCTCTCTAACCGTCAGAGCGTTGCTGAATGGCTTAACGAATGGCAGCCTACCCACGAAGAGTTTGAAGCTCTTGTAGCGCGTCTCACGAGCGTTTATGAAGACTTCCACAATGAGAAGAAGAAGGCGGATATTGAGAACCTACTTCAACTTATGAAATCAAAGGGAATTTCACCTCAAGATCTGATTCCAAACACATCACCTAAGCCAAAACAGAAGTCAGAAAGCGAAAAGCTCAAGATTATGTATGTCACTAAGACTGGTGAAGTTCAAACTACTCTCATCGGTGCGAAAGGTAGAGTTGCAGATGCAGAGGTTTCTGAGTTCCTTTCATATGCAAAAGACATTGGGTTAAGCCGTAGTCAAATCGCTGCTATGAGTGATGAGGAATGGACTACAAAATTCACTGAGTATATGAAAAAGATGAAGAAATAGACATGACTATTCAAGTATATAAACTAAACGGTAATAACTACTTATTAGTTAAATACGGAACAAACCCGAATAAGTTCTTGCAAGATGGGCAATCTATTGAACGTCCACCACATAACACCGATAGTATCCAGAAAAGATTTACTGATATTGTTGAGCGTGAAGGTTATTATATGGGACCATTACCAGGCCCCGATAAATAAAACCAAAATCAACTACAACAAGCCATCCTTCGGGGTGGCTTTTTTTATCCCTAACTAAATACAAGGAGAATCACAACATAGGAGATTAAACAATGAGTCTACCGGTTTTATCAGTCGATGATTTCATGATCGGAAACGTCAGAGTAGAGCACGAATCGAGCACACTTGCTTCAACCGCCGTCAACTGGCACCAGACTACCCTTTCGCGGGGGCTTCACAGGATAATCGTGGATTTCGATATCATGCTTGCAAATGACGCTGATGTTAAAAAATACGAGACGTTCTATCTACGCTGCAATGGTCGTGCAAACCCGTTTCAATTGGATACAGGGACTGACACCAGTTGGTCTAACCCTTTCGTCACGGCAGTGATCGGAAAACATTCGCTTGCATCACCAGTCACAATTGGCACCAGCAAGATAAACATCACGGGGAATCTCTCGGGTGTAGAGAATGGATGCAAGCTCCAAATTGGCGCAAGCACGAAGATCTACACAGTCATCTCTAGAAATTTACAACAGCTCGAAATATATCCAGCCGTTCGTTTTGCGTTCCCTGCATCTACGGCGATTACCTTCGCTGTGAAGCCAATTCTTCGTCTAAAAGATGATATGAGCGGCAAGATTGGATATGGGTCGCGAGCAAATACCCTTTCAATTACTGCTGTGGAGGTGATGCAATGATCGTTTGTAGCACATTAAAAGTCGATCTGACTGACGTCGATGGGGTGAATGATTTTGTTCTACTCACCGATGCACCTTTTGATGTTGTCGGACAAGATGGTTTAACTTATAGAGCCGCCGGGGCGCTGCTCAAAATCGATAAGATTACTCATGAGAACACACTATCGAATCGTGTTTTGAAAGTCACATTATCTGGCGTAGATAGGAGCATAGTATCTGTGGTGAATAGCTTACAGTTCAGGAACAAAGATATTGAGATCCGCAAGTGTTTCATTGAGGATGAAGGAAATCGAATATCTGACTCTTCAGTTTACTTTGCTGGAATTACCGAAACTCCAGAATTTTCGGTAGATCGTCAAAACAACACCGCAACCTTGGGCCTTAGCTGTAAAAGTGTTTTTGACCTGTCACAGAAACCAAGTCTCGTTCGGAGTAATTCGGCATCTCATCAGTTAACGCATACCGGAGATGATTTTTTTAAATATGCAAATGCCCAGGAACTGGAAGACGAATTATGGACGAGATCTTAATCAATACAATCGAAAAATATATCAACAAACCTCATATTCAAGGGAAAGACGATTGCATCCTGCTTGTGCTTGACTACCTCGAACAATTTGACCTCAGAGAACAAGCCCAGGGACGTTATACGACGATTCGCGGTGCAAAGAGGGTGCTCCCTACCCTGACCAAATGGAAGTCCTTAGAATCGTTTTTAGAGGCATTCTGCGATGTTGTAGAAAATGGAATTGTTTATGATGGTGATATTATTGTTCATGATTTTCATTCCTACATTTATTGGCAGGGTCAATTATTTGGAATCAAAAATTTTGAGTTTAAATTATCACCAATAAATTTACCCCTATCAGATGAGTATAAAGTTTATCGAAAGAAGGCCCCTTAATCGGGGCTTTTTTGTGTCCTAACTAAATACAAGGAGAACAAAATCAACTAAAAGGAAAAATCAAAATGGCAGAAATGACTTTTGCGGCTTGGGTTGCCCTCGCTTCGACCGCAGTCAGTGTCGTGAGTATGGCGATATCATTATCGGCGATGGGTAACAAACCATCATTCGACCAAAGTGATCAAGGTGCATTGGCTAATAGAAAGGGAAAAGATGATCCTCGTTTGGTCGCATTCGGGAATTGTCTCGTCCCTGGCTCTATGGTTTACAAAAACGTGAACGATTATGACAAGCGATGGATAGTTCATAACTATTCACTTGGTCATGGGCCACTCAAAGAGATCAAACAAGTCTACATCGATGAACAGCCTATTTTCGGCGGTGAACAAGACAGATCTGAGCAATCGTGAATTCAGATAATAAGTGCAATGCCCATGGTGCATAGGAGAGAGGCGGTCAACTACCAGTTAGGGTACGCTTCTTCTCGCCAAAG